CCAATATTATCTCAACCAACCTATCCTGTGCTTTGCTCATTCCCCACCTCCTAGTCTCTTATCAATCCCCTTAAAAATAGAAGCTATCCCTATCCCTATAATTATGAAAACTGCTGAGATTATTATTGCTATAATACGCATTTAATCTTCTCCAAGTCGTTCATCATATTAAGCTTTCTCCACTCTTTAAACGCTTTATGGTCTGCTGCGTAGCTCTCCGGGCTGTTTGTTCTTTTATGGGTTTCGTCTGGTATAGATTTATTAGTGTAAGGGTGTAGATGTTCGATCTCGACTTCTGGGATATAAAACAAACGATTGAGCTGTTGTCCTATTTCTTTCCAGACCATATCATTGTATAAGAATCCAAGCGTCGGCATGTGAATCCATCCTAACGCTTCAATAATATTGCCGGAGATAATACTTGTTGTTGGTAATACTGGTCCCGCGTATCCGTCATTTCCGTAAGCTATGCCACCACCTTTTTCTCGTAGTCTTTTAATTAATATTCTATCCCAGTTCCCGGTACGATAAATAAAGTCGTCGTTTGTTTCGCTGTAATATTTATATCCCGGACACAGATCCACCACTATCTTGTTATACGCTTCTGTCACAGATTCTTGATGGCGAACATAGAAGAAGTGATTTGAATATTTGAAAAGATGGTTATAGTCTGCGAGATTTTTGTCGTCGTGGTCTATTATAAAAATGAGGTCAGCTTTTTTACTTGTTTTCTCGTCAAAGCTTTTAACCATTCTAGCACACATTAAAGGTCGTTCTCTGGTAGGGCAAATCACCAATAAATCTTTATTCATAATCATTCTCCATGATAAACAAGCTTCACATTGTGCATGTCTCTATATAAAGCCTTAGCTGTTTTTAAAGCTGCTTGTCTACGGCTATACCCTTTTCCGTTGGCGTGATAAACGATAAGACCATTACCGCTTTTGATTCTACTAAACCATTTACCTCTTTTGTTCTTAATGACTTCGATAATCCACATGGTTAGACCTCCTCAATAGTGATTTTAACTCTAACATTTTTTGGGTAATATTTATCCGGCGGGCCTTTTCTCGACCAGAGAATACTGTGATATATACATAATCCCTGTATCGACAGTTTCCAGCTTTTATGAACGTATCCTGTTCTTGATTCTTTACGTTTTTTCTTTATCATAGCAGGCTGTCCAGCTTTTTTGTCTTTTCCGATAGTTTATGCCCCAAAGGTCTTCCCATTATTTGTTTCCTAGGAAATAGATGACATTTTTTTTCCAATATTGACAGGTGCCGTTATCCGTATCTGAACCCTGTGGACAATATCTTCGTGCCATACAATCAATGTTCGATTCATTCTCTTTGCATCTGGTAGATCGATATTTAATAAGTGTATTATAGATCGTATTTTTGCAATATTTTCTTGCCTGTCTTTCGGTGTCGTAGGGTATGGAGCGGATACCGTATAGATAAGTTGCCTTATATTCGCCTTCGGCTTTAAAGATGGCATCAGCCCATTTGTCTGTGTCGATCTCCGTAACTCCTGACGCACCAGTACTATTAATAAATAAACCTTGGCACAACAATATCCCAATAAGCAGGATACTAATAATAAAAATGTTTTTATGCCTCTCATTCATAATTCCTCGCTTTTTGAACAGCAGACCAGACTTGCGATACATCGTTTATTACTGCACATTTTACTCCAGGATGGTCGGCCATATAATTAAAAAATCGTTGTTGTTCAAACCTTAATTTTTTTACTCCTGAACGCTTACACTCAAGAAACAAAACCGCTACTTTGCCATCAATAGCTCTTACAATAGCTATTATATCCGGAGTACCTGCTGCGCATAAATTCAGATAGTACATTCCAGTTTTAACTTTACCGGAATTAAGCCGGGAATGCCAGACGACACTCCCGGTTAATTCTAAGGATTTAAGTTTAGATAATACTTGTTTTAAAACCTCGGCTTCTTTGAATCGACGATATTTCATTCGTCCCAAGCCTTTTCAGCTTCGCTTTTTTCTTTTCCTGAGTCGGTGGTCGGATGGACGGCTTGCTCAACCAATTTCTCGAAATTGTACTCTTTGATATTGGCATACTCTTTGCCGTTCTTAGCTGTGTTATGCTCGATTGTTGCATAGAATTGTTTCCCTATCCAGTTGTCAGAATCGATAGAGAACTCCTCGCCTTTATACTGCTCGCTAATTGATTTCAAAAACAATCTAGTAGCAAAGAAGCCCTTCCAAGTATCGTCAAGACTTAAACGCATGAGAATTGACCGGCTTTCTTCTTTCCCGCCGACTACTTCGCATTTTACTGATACATCATCCGGGCCTAGATCAAAATTATACTCGTTGTTGTCAATGTCGTAAACATCTACGACCTGAAAAAGATGTTCTTTTTCTGACGGCTTTTCATATACCTTTTGTCCTGGTTCATCTTGTGAAGCTCTTGCTTTGCGCTGTGCCATGATTAATTCTCCTGGTTATTTGATTTTATTAATAATTGTTTCTAGTTCTTTACAAAAAACTATTAACTCTATGCTTAAAGCTGCAATAAAAACCTCGTCGCGTTCTACTCTTATTATAAGAGGCTTTATCCCAGGATAATACGAAACAAAATCTGTCCATTTGCGTCCAGTTACAAAGAGCTGGCCTTGTACTTGTTGGAAATAATCAGTCGGTAATTTGTTTGCTAATAAATACCCGACATGAGTAGCTGCCATCGGACATTTTATTTCAATACTGCCATCATCCCCAACAAGACCATCTGGGCTGCACCCATACTTAAATGGTCCGTCGGAGATGCAAAACCCAACTTCTGTGACAGTTCTACCAGTTACTACTGTATATAGATCTCTGGCTTCTTCTTCCATTTCAATACCGCGCAACATAGCAGCATTTTGATATGTTTCTTCTACCGTCCCGGAAACTTTCTCTCCGGCTAATTTGTACATATACTTTTCGCGTTGTTTTGACGGCAATCCTTTTGATGTTATAAGTTTATCAAAATTTGATGCTGATGGTACTCCACATCTTGCTTCGAACCACTCTGGACTTAATTGCTCGCAATTAATTATTTGCATTTTTCTTTTTCTCTTCCAAAGCTATTTTAGCTTTTGTAAAAGATTTTTTAGGCATGTCTTCCAACTTTTCAATGTCCATATATTTTAAGAATTTAGGGACATCTGATTTGGTTATAACTAACAAGCCTTGTAAGATTTTTAATTTATTCTCATCAATCTTTGCCACTTCTTCTGAGTTCTGTCCGTCGTCGTCTTGGTCGTGAGCTGATAACCCTAATATTGCTAGAAGCGTATATCTTTCAAGATAACTTATTGTACTACCGATAGCTTGTATTGAGTTTTTCGACCCGGAAGAATCCGAACCTGCGGACAATGATGTTTCTTCTATATGTCCCATGATATGCGCAATCTGACAAATCACTTTAATTTGTCCGTTTTGTTCTATTCGCCATGATGCGGATAAACCATGCTTACTTAATTCTGTTGTTATCTTTTCAACTACATTCGCCAATGACGCGTGTGAATACTTTACGTTCAAATACTTAACTTTTTTATCTTTTTCGATTCTGGGCGGGTTAGCTTTAAACTCTGCCATAGCTCGGTTAAAAGCTTTTTTTGCTTCGTTGGCTTCCCATCGTTCCTGTAATGCTAAAAGCTTTTCTACTTTGTCTAAATCAGCACCACCTGAAACAGCCATTTTAATCATATCTATTGGCGTTTCACCAGTAATAGCCACTTCTCGTTTCTTTTCCATAAGACCTCCTTGTCTTGGGTTAGCTCTAAGATTTCTTTTTTTTGTTTAATTCTCTGTCTAAATAATTTTTACAAAATGGACAGGCTTTTGGATTCTCTACTCGTGGCGTCCATATATATTTGCATTTTGGGCATGTGATTTTATTCATTTATTTTCCCTCCCTTTCTTTATTATTATAAAGAAAAGGGGACTGATTGTCAAATCTTTTTTAACATTAAAATACCTACGTTCAAAATCGCCCCGCCAAGCCCATACAATACCATCCCCCAGTTTTTTTCAACGCAAGCTAGAACTGCTAAAATAAGAAACTCAACGATAAATATTGTTATGATATTATTGCTCATTCCGTCCCCGTCTTTAACTATTTTTTAATATAAGAACACCCAGGTTTAAAATTGCTCCCCAAAGACCATACACAACTATATGACAGATTTTTTCAGCTAGAGCTAGAACTATTAAAAGAAGAATATCTATATGAAATATTGTTATCATTTCCACTCCTCCGGTAGCCTATATTTAACACCATCCCACCAACAATATTTAGCCTTAAACATAACACAGAACTCTTTAAAATCCTTCTCGCCGTCTTTAAGAATTATTGTTTTGGGCTTTGACATTTTTTCATCAACTCCATTAAAGTTTCTTGTCGAGTTCTATGAAAGATTGCCCGCAGTCGCTTGACACTCATTTCTCTTAATGACATTTTAGAGCCGTTCCACTTCGGTAAGATTGATTTGATTAATTCAGCTTTTGATCTAGGCGTGTAATATTGGGAATAAACTTTATGTGGCACGTTTGTTCCTTTGTTTTGGCATGTCCTTAAACTTGTTATAATCCTCAATACTCTTTTCTTGTCGCGGTAATACTAGGATATTATTAATCCCTCTCCTGCACCTTTTCGCTGCTTGCTTCGCTGCTTGCTTGTATTTCTCGTCTATTTTCTTTTGAGTTAGCATTTCTCCACCTCCCTACGCATTTTAGTTATATCCGGCTTGTCCCCATATACCGCTTCATATGCCTTGACTCGAACGATTAAACATTTCTTTAACCCTTTAATTATTTCCCGGAAACATTCCCCTATTCTATCGTCTGGATGTCGCTTGAGCATTTTCTTGAACGCCCAGATTTGTTCAAGCTCAAACCTAACGTCGTCAAGTTTCCATTCGTGTAATAGTTCCCAATGCGGTTTACTCATCCCACTCCTCCGCAGGCTCTTCTACTACAATATCTGGTCGATAATAAATGTTCCTGTTATTGTTTGTCCCTTTCTCCCAGCCTATTTTACGCATAATGATTCCTACTGTTGTTGATACGCTTAACAACTCTTTTGGCATCTTGTTTTTTATACAAATGCCTAAACAGCCTTCTATAATATATTCCATTGAGACCGACCCGCCTTGCCCTACAAGCCATTTCTTGATTATATTAAACGTAGGGCTTTCCAGTTCTCGTTCACTATGAATCCCGGATAAGATTTTTAA